CCATGCCAATTCACCATCAGACATAGTTAATCCATGTTGTCCTTTATCCCAAACAATCCACCCCATTTTGGGAGGAAGATAGGTAGTAAAGTAGTTACCACCAAAAATTATTTGATTCTTCGATACCCTGAATAGTTCCTCAAAATATTTCTTTCCGGGGGGGGGGACTTATCCCAATCTTTTCTTTTATATTGTTTAAAGCCTAAATGCTTCGGCATCCCACCTTTATGCATTATGTCTATGCCATACTGGGGATCGACTATCGCTAAATCAAAGAACTTATCAGGAATATTTTTCATATATTCCATGCAATCCATATTATAAACTTCACTTATTGGCATATTGGCTCCTTTCTGTACTATTAATAAATTGGCACATCATATCCTTTTTCTATGAGGAACTTTATAGCTTTTATTTTTAAACGTTCTCCATACCATTTTTCTGTTACGTTTTCTCTATGATAATGATAAGATAAGTCGCTAACACAAAAGAAGAAAACCAACGGAATACTTTCAATTCCATCCTCTTTTCTTGTAGATTTATACGATATAACGACTGTATCAGAAAACATGGTATTGTCATATTCCAGTAAAGTGGGATAATTCCAAAAATCTAAATGAGCACAACAACCTTGCATCACGGCTAATTGTAAAATATCCTCTTTTGATATTTGCATTAAAGATTTGTCGCCAATAGTTATTTCTTTCATTTTATCAGATCACTTTAATTCATCCTCTAATATTAATCCTCCATTTAGAATATGATTACGCATACCTTCACTCAATGACATTGTTTGCTTCAAACTGGGGCGTACCCAATTATGAACTTTCACGTATGACGGTGGAGCTTGTTTTGAAGATTTCGTGTGCATCATATCCCCTCCGCATTTACATCTCATGATGAAGGGAGTTACACCTTTGTCTTTGTATAGAGTTACCTTATAATTATTGCATTTATTACATTCATATAGGTTATATTCTCCCCGGCCATCATAAATTTTAGCATCTTCAATACTTGCAACCATATTATTGTATTGTTGAGCTATATTATCTTTACTCATTTAATCCATATTTTTCATTAAACATTGAATCTGCTTCTTGAAACTGTTTTGTAAAGCGATTCTTTTTATAAACTTTCGGTGCAGTACATCCAGTTAGCAAAGCAAGGAGTGTACAGATAAGCAGTATTTTCTTCATAATATTTTTATTTATTCGCATAACCCATGGAACAGACTCATGCAGGCATATCCACCTTCTGGCTCGAACATATCAGGGGTATGTTCTTTAACATATTCCAAAACTTCCTCTACATAAGGATATTGTTTGTTCTTACAAAATCTTTGAGGTATGTATGATGGAGGGAAGAAGGAATGTCCTACGCTTTTCTCTGCTTGAATCAGACGTTGACACATTTCAGGATCATTTTTGGCTATAAGTTCAATTTCTTTGTGCCGACACATAATACATGGGAAACATCCAACACGTGAGAATCCGCGATAATACAATGGATTCGGTTCCTGCCCTGCATCCAGTATGCAATCTATAACTTGCTGCGCACTCCATTTAAAGATTGGCCTTAGAACAGAGGCGTCATATTGGGAACACCATTCTTTGACATCTTTACTTCGGTAATTTTCAGTTCTTCCTTTTTTATTAGGTTGAAAATACGATTTAAAGTACATACATTCCTCTTCCATTGCCGCACGTGCTGTACTTTCTCCGGCTCTGATACCTTGTATGATAATGCAGCTTTCTTTCAAAGAAAGTACATAATCAATCATTGGCTTCATTTTTAGTTCACTGGTACAAAACCGTGCATTCGTGGAAGGAAATCTTTTCTTATGAGCTGCTAAAGACACAAAATCGTATTTTGATTTGAGAGTTATAAGTTTTACTCCCATTTGCAGACAAACATCATTCACATGTTTATATGTGTCAGGGTGTTCCCAACCGGTGTCACAAAACACAGCGGTTAAATTCCCCCCCCCCATATTGTTTGAAGGCTTGGATCAAACATGCTTGTGAATCCTTACCACCTGAAAAACTTACTAATATTTTCATTTTTATGTCATTTCAATTTTTACATATTCATTTTTATTAATCCCGGCACTACCTTTGGGAGAATACACTAATCGGCCTCCATTATCCAATATCTTTTGTACATCTTTCATAGCTTGGTATGCTTGGGTATAGTCTTTGTATTCTTGGTGGCCTATTGGATATTTGCAATATCTTCTACCACCGTCAGGCATGATGCTGATACCGAATACTGTTTCATAAGTTTTTCGGTTGAAATTCTGTTGAGTCCTTACTTTCATTTTTTTTGATACATTTTCCCAGTTTAAGTATAAATACACATTCGTTATCCGGTGCTCCCCAATTGGTGTTACCAACTCCGATGGTTATAGATTCAAGTTCAAAAAGCATTGTCCGTTTGGTGTAGCCAAAACGGAAGCGAACATGAGTGTATTCTTTGGGGTGAAAGCCGTTTCCACGTGTAATACAAGAAAAAACAAATAGCTTTCTTACAATAGAAACCAGTCTTTTCATAGGAATTGCGACCTCCACATTTTGCTAATCTTCCGATCCAGTATTTCTTGATCTCTCTGTATTCTTCTTTCTTATTTCCGGATTCGATCATTTCATACCATTTTGCTTTTAATGGCAGGTCAAGGATTTTCATATTAACCATAGTCTAAAAGAGTTGCGGATTCTGTTTGTCGTGAAGGATTTTTTGAACACGTTCAATTTCTTCATCTACTTCACGCTCAATTTGTTTACTTATTCGTAAATCTATCTGTCTCTTATTTTTTAAATATTCTTTTTGGCAACGGCGCATTTCCACCACTTTGTCGAAAAAATCTTTTGGAGTCATAGATTTAAAAGGTATGGAAAAGGCCGCTTTGATGCGGCCTCCCCAGTGTGATTACTTTTTTCCAATCAGAAAGTCTTTCCACAATTCTTTGAATTGTTCTCCAAAGTAAATTGCGATTTCACTTGATTTTACAGCAAGGCGAGAGCCGAGACTCGCATACGAGTCCGACCAACCGAAATGCGAGGACGCAGCAGCGAGGCCGCAATTCGCACCGCTATCCGCATCACCGCCCCAAAGAACCAGCCGATTACGATCCTCTTCGTCCATTTCATCAATTTCTTTCTGATTATAAAGATAAAACCACGGCGTATAACGGTATTCATCTTTAGTAAATCGTGGAAAATCAGGATCGTTGTTCAATGCACGGGCAATTGTGCATAGTTTGATGTAGGCGAGGTGTGCAATATCAGCCACTTCTTCTTTGTGTCCGTCTTCATCTTCAACAAGTAGGCGAACAATAGGTTTTACACCTATTGCTTCACAAGCATCTTCGTAGGTTTTGATATTGTGATAATCTGTATAATCCGGCTTTTGCTTTCCGAATAAAGCTGTTAGAATACTAATTGCTTTAGGACAGTCGTTTGCTTCACTAAAAGCGGCTGTAACCTTTTCTTGTGTGATTTTAAGTTCTGACATAATGTAAATTATTTATTATTAATACTATATCCGAATAATGCAAAATCTCCCCGGCACGGATCATCCGGGAAAATTGTTTTCATGTAATTGGTTACTTGTTGAACCATTTTCCAGTCTTCTGTTTTGCGTGTTGTTATCCCAAGCCGGTGTGCCATCTTTGCAACATGCGCATCCAATGGTATGTATAATTCTGTTGGATGAATAATAGTCCAAATACCTAAATCCACCGGCGATTTTCGTACTACCCACCGTAGAAACAGACAAATACGCTTGCATGGAGAATCACGCTCCAATTTTGGAATACCTTTTACGCCACCAAAATCTGTTTGTATTTCACGGATAACATTATTGTAACCCTCATAAAAGACTTCCAAATCATCCCATTCCTGATATATGTTGTACAACCGCTGGCAAATGCAGAAAAAGTCATGGTAGGTGAACATACGGTAGAAGGTATTTGTATTTTCTTTGTATTGTTCCCATACTTTGTTCATAATGAAGGCGTAAGGAGAATTACCCATTAGATTATCCAAAATTTCCGCTTGCTGCATTATCAGTTTGCGATTCCCGAAAGCTATCCATGAAGTAAGAAAGGCACTGATTTCTATGTCCTTTTTATCACTGTACTTATGTGGGAAAAATATAGGATCATCTTTTATAAAATCAGGTGTTTCAAATTGTTTTGCCCAGTCAAGTAGTTTGTTTCTTAGTTCTTCCATAATATTCTTCTTTCCATTTTTTGAAAGCGGCTTCTTTATCATTTGATTTCATTCTTTGCATGAATGATTGATGGGATTCCAGTAGTTCTTTGGCCTCTTCATCTCCATTTTCCGATCTTTCAGTTAGATGTTTGATATATTCTCCATAGAACATTCCAGTGTTGTCGTTATTTTGTTCATGGGCTTCATTAATTGAAAGAGAAGAAACAATTTCATCACGCTGTGCATCGTATTCATTTAACCAGCCGAGAATGATATTACCGTCCAGTCTATCGTAAATCTTACCGGAAGCCATAGCATTACGGAAACACAATTTGATTTCCTCCAATTTGAGATAATAGAATCTGTCTATTATTAGATCAGCGGTAAGTGCCACTTGAACATCATTCATCGTTTTTCCAACATTGAAAAAAGACACAAGCTCGTTAATCGCAATTACCAGTATAGCTCTTGCACCAGCCAATGTGATTTCTCTTTTTATAACGGAGAGTGGTAGATTAGGAGTATTGAGAACAGCTTCTTTAATCGAACTTACGTGCAATCCCTTGTAATACTCCGCTTGCAAGGTCAGCAAGTCTTTCAACGCTTTCTTTTCGGTTGCCGGGAGATTGCTGTTGACTTGAATTAAGTTGTTTCCCATACTTGTTAAAATCATTATTAGACCATCTGACTAAACGTTTGGAAACTTCAAATGTACGTTCCTTCTCAAAGCGCATTTTCCGGCCTCCGCATTCAGTCCAATACTCAAAAAAGTCCTTCAACATATCATCAGGATATTTTCCTCTATACATGAGGACTTCACTTCTGAATTTGTCTTTCCTTGCAGAAAGAGAATCCTTATTCATATTCATCTTATGGCCTAATCCGGCCATGAATGCTTGTTCCAATGTTGCATCGGGATGATCCCGACACCATTGGGCTGCTAATTCTTCTGATTTCATTTGATTTATAATTTAGATAACCAATATTTCCATACTCGTGAGGCTACTTGTGCCATCATAACGGGTGGTACACTCATTCCACAGATATAATGTGGGGATTGGTTGAGGAAATGATAATCTTGTGGAAATGTGGATATATTACATACTTCTGACCGTGATAAATATATAGGCTGCTTAAAAGGAATAATTGAGTCTGCATGAGTTGTTAGGGTGTAGCTTACTTTGTTCTCATATAG